CGTTAAATCGGGGCAACCCCTCTCGGTGTTACCCCTATCTGTATAAGGGATGTTTCGGCTCGTATGATTTTAAACATCAATAGCATATGCTTCCTAACATTACACAGAATCTCTTAAAATGGTTCAGGTTCTTTGACTTTCGTTTTGATTTCCAATTTATCTAAACGATTTCGTATGGACTCCAAAGCTTCATTATTCTCTGTAAAATAAAGCACATTACTTGCTTTATCTTCCTTATAGGATTCAGTTAACCTTTGTAATCCTTCGGTAATTTTACCCATTAACTCAACTGTTTGCTTAATATTATCTATAATATTAGCTTGAGTATAATGGATTTTTGATTCTCTTTCTTTGTTTTGAAACAACATATCCCAATTAAACATTAATTTCCTTTCTATTTCTTTGGTTGCCCTTGATCTTCAGTAATACCAGCGTTCCTATACTTTTCATCTTTAATCATAGGCACACCAGTAGCTTTACAAGCATTAATTAATGCTGAATAATCTTCCTCAAAGTAATCACAGCATTTAATAAAATTCCAAAGATTTATTTCATTACTTGGTTTTTCATATTTTTGTACTTGTTGAAATGCTACATTCAATTCATTACCAAGGTCTGTTTGTGTAACTTTTGGTTCACTTGTTACTCTTGATGACTTCATCCAAGCTGCTAAGTTATCAAAGAACTTTTGTCTATTATCTTTCATTATTTTTTCCTCCTTTCTTTTTATCCAATACTTCGCATCCATTCTCTTAGTAGGATGAGAAGTTATTTCACTTATCTTAACTATTGTATGTTTCATCTAGTTCCCTTTCTGTTTCTTTGCGTCTTGCTTCTTGCATTTTTTCTAATGATCTAATGTATTGTTTCGGTATGTCTGCGGTACTGCTTAATCTACCGTGTCCTTGGTAGATATAAAGGTACATTAATTGTTGTCCTCGTTTTAATTGTTCCCAAGGTTTTATTTTCATTTGATTTTAATAATGAGTTCATCACGATCATGTGAATCATCATCAGCAAAGATTACTTCAAGAGATTTGATTTCTTTAAAATCATAATCTTTGAAATGATCTTTTCCATTTTCTCCAACCCAAGTATGACCTTGAAAAGATACCTTTGCATTACGATTCATAATGTTAGGCAGCCGATTAGCAGCACAACATAGGTCTTTGAATTGTTCAGATGTTACTTTCATTTATTCTCCTTTCTCATATCTTCATTAGTTTTTTTTGTTACTCGGTTCATAGTTTTTCCTACTCCAATCCTATCTCTTGGTCCTTGTCATCAAACATCTTTAAGGTATTGGTCATTATGGTATAGTGTCCATTGTCAGAATTATCTCCATCATTTGAATCTTTACCTAGATAAATGCTATGAGATATATCTATCTTTGAATGTATTGGTTTCTTCCAATCGCTTTTGCCTTTGGAATCTTTTTCGAAACCCTCACATTCTCTAAAGGTTTCAAACTTATTAAGCATCCCTATAAATTGGACCATCATATTTCTTGATTCCATTCTACTTGTTGGATCGCTTACTCTTCCTTTTTGTTTCTTAATTCTGCTATTGAATTCTGTTATCCAATTCAAAGCAACTTGAGGAAACCAAGTCCCTCCCCAATGATGAAACAAAACAGGGCTTTCATCTTGATCATTATCTTTAAAAGATATACTTACTCTATCGCCCATACTTCCTCCTAAGTCTTCCTTTGTTTATCAATATCATCAGCTAGATATTGAATTCTGTTATTAACATTTTCATCACAATTTAATAATTTTACTATGAACCTAGCCATGTCTTCTCTTACTTCTGAAAGTAAAAATACATCCCTGTATGTTCTTGGCATTGCATTGAAAACCCTTGCGGTCATTCTATCCTTTACAGCTTTTTCAAATCGCTTAGTAACATCTTTATCTGTATATCTTTCCATACTTCCTCCTTTGTTTTGACCGAGGCAGTGTTACATACAACATATAGTCCTGCCTCGGTTTCACACGCATTAACTACTAACTGTGATAAAAAAAATGCGTAATCCCTCAATCAAACTGGGCTACACAATATGCCTTATTAATGCATTTTTAGGCTGCATGTAATCACTCCCAACTTGAAGAGTACATCCTCGCATCTATCTGTGTCGTGCAGTAGTATAACGACAACAAATTCTTTTTGTTAAATGTGAGAGCAGTACCACCACGTTTTTTAAAGAGGTCTGTCCTCTATAACTGCATTAGGTCTTACACATTTAACGGAGTAGTACCGCTAGGTACTACCCCTATCTATTCACTAATAGAGATGCTCTAGAGTCTTCAATCTCTTGTTCACAAATAGAATTCATTAAGCTACCTCCTGTTGCTGTTCTTTTTGTGGTTGCAGTTCTTCGCACCACTTAACAGCTTTGTTTGCTAATGCAGATGCTTTCCAAACTGCATCCTCATTATCTTCTAAACATTTAATCCAACTATTAAGGTACTGTGCGTGGTCTTCTCTTGGATTAGAAGTTATGTTTAGATTGGTAGCCATAAAACAACTTCCTAATTCTGCTACTAATTCTTCAAAGGCATATTCATTCTTGTTAAATTTAGTGGACAGTTCTCTCTTGCATCTTGTTTCATGTCCAGTCCAATGCGCAAGTTCATGAAACATAGTACAATAATAATTTTCAGTTGATGTACTGTGTCCTGTATTAATGAATTGTTTTTTGTCAGGCATATGAATCATATCTCTACTTGGAATATAACCAGCTATGTCATGTCCATGTTCAATGTTTGCTTTAGTATTAGTTACAAAAGTTTCGGCTGCACTAATGTCATTCACTGTGTTATCAAACTTATCAAAGCCATCAAACTTCTGAACATCTCCAGTTACTTCTTCAATATTCCATACATCAAATGCTAAGTACATATTCCAGCGTTTTGTTACCTTTGATCCATCACGATTTGTCATCTCTTTTTCAAATGGTTGCGGTCTAATTAGTTTAATACTTTTACCTTTCAATCCTTTAGGTACTTGACATCCATTCTTCTGCCATTGTTTATAAGTCCCCCAAACTTTTCTCTTGTAAGGATTCTTCTCTTTAAAAAAGAAACTTAACCATAAAGTATTGAGTCCTCTATAATAATGACCATCACAAGATATGTATCTTTTGTTAGCGAATGGTCTGGTCCAACTTGTACCTTTCGCCTTTGCATTTTTCATTAATGCTAACATATTCTTAGTTACATCATTAAATATATCTTTAGCTTTCATACTTCCTCCTTTCTATTGCTCTTCTGATTACTTCTCTTGCTTTTTTAACACTAATAATACCACCATTAGATTCAGCTACTTTAAGCATCTTTTCTAATATTCTTATCTTATCTTTTTTGGGAGTATTCTTACTGAGAAACTTTCTAAGTTGCATACTTCCTCCTTTCTATTGTCTTTAAATTGTATCATCAGGATTTGCTTTTTGATTCTGAAGATACAGTTCATGATTCAATTTTATATTCTTATCTATTTCGTTTTGTTCTTTTCTTTCATGTTCTAATACTTTTTCTTCTATTAATGTTATTTCGATTAGATATGGATTATATTTTGAACCATAAAAACCTTTTATAAAAGTTTTGAACATTTCAAGAGTTTCAGAGAAATTTTCTCCTGTAAATGCTCTTTCAAAATTTGCACTTTTAAAATTATATTTCATCTATGCATCCTCCTTTTCTTTTATTTCAAAATGAGTTCCAAGATTCATTTCCAAATGAATATTATCAGGTATCCAACATCTTATTTCCCTAATAATTAAATCCCATTGTTCCTTACTTACTTGAACTTTACCTGTTATCCATTCACCTAGTATCTTATCTCTTGGATAACAGTCTTTTGGATATATTATTGGATGCTCTTTTTTATATGGATCTCCTTTTGATCCTCTATTACTATCTATATATAATTGTCCCATACTTCCTCCTTTCTATTGCTTTGTTTTAATGTAAATCAATACCAATCCTACTGCTCCAAGCAGAACGATGAACCATATACTATCTATGAATTCCATTAGATTGCCTTCATTGTTTTTTCAAATTTATCAGCCCATTCATCTACTGACTTTGAAACATAATAATCGGCAATGGTATCAATGCCCTCGTTATAAGGAATAATCCAAACTTTAGAAATTAATCTATCATCTTTCCAGATTTCAAGATGGGTATCATATTCATTGATTGCTTTTTTTATGCTTTCATAGTTTGAAGAGTTTGTAATTGACATTGCACCACTTTCTAAGTCTTTAACTGTAAACTTACATCCTTGTTTTAAAAAGTATTGAACAAGATTTAGATGACCTTGCTTAAACTCTTCAGCTTTTTTCAGTGTTTCTATTTTCATATTACCTCCAGTGATTTTTCTAATCGTTTACATTCTTCATTGGCATGGTGCCATTTACTATTCCAAGCCATGTATTGTTTCTCATTCCACATCTTTGACTTCATATAATATCTTAACATTACCCATATACTTGACCGTACTCCTTGCCATAGAGTCAGTTGTGTATTGAGTTCACTCATAGCTTCACTATTCATATCGATCCTTTCTGTGATTATGTTCTTCTATACAATGTTTAGTTATTTCTTCTTCGGTATAGAATATTGTTTTACAAACGGTACATTCTATTTCATCAGGAGTTTCCTCATTCTTCATTGTGTACCTCCCCACAAATTTATGTAATGATTTAAAACTAACAATAAAATTATTGCTAGCATACAAACCAAGTTAATTTTCGCTAATGCTGACATCTTAAACACTCGCATCGCCCAGCTTTTTAAACTGTCCATACTTCAACCTCCAAGTTTATTGTTACCATTTTGTTCTACTTTAATCAAGAGCAAAAAGAAAGCCTCAAGGGTACAAAGTACCCTTGAAGCCATAATACGTTAAGCTGCTTTAGCTTTGTCGTATTTTGCGATCAATTCCATAGCTTCTTGAATTGCCGCGGTTTGTTGCGAAGAATCTTTTGGAATTCCAAAAACTCTACGAGTATATTCTAAACCAAATCTACTCTTATAAAATTGTTTGGATTTCTTTAAAAAAGATTCGAAAGCAACATCCTGCTCATGAAGCTTCTTGATAGAATTAGAGTCATCTTGGATACGAGTATCCTCAACTTCTCCACCTTTAAAGGAACGAATTCTACCAGTTAGTCTTGATACGATTGTCAAGAGTAACTTCTTAGCTCCATTTTGGGCAACTTCCGCACCTCTAATCATATTCTCAATACTACCTTTCTCAATGGTATAGGTATCAGCGGTTGTGGAATTGCCAGACAGTTCGAAGCCAGCAAAGTGATCGGCAACGAATGTTAGGGCTTTCGTTATATTGTCCATAGTATTACACCTCCTTTCACAGTTAGTAATTTACTTGGGCTTATCAGGTTGCAAATTGATGCGTTTGAATTACAAGTGCGGGGAGGAATCCCTCTTGGGAGGGCACCCGCCGTGGAGGGACGAACACGGGCGTGCCACTTGTAATATCAACACGCAAATTTGCGATAAGCACAATAGTAAATTACGCTGTGGAAAGGAGGTAGTTGTAATACGGGGGACAATTTACGAAGCCCAACATCTCGTTGCCGATTGTTCTGGCTTAGTAACTGGTATGGTAGCTTGACACAACTGCTAGATACCTTATACTATTTCTAACGGGGTACCGTTGAGAAAGTATGTTAGAATATGATAGAGGTCCTATAAGGAAGTTACCAAAATGAGCTTAAAGTTACCGACAATCGGCAAGACAACTGGTAGACGAATTACCGCCAAAGCCAAGAAGTTAGTAGATACTCTAGTATCCAGTGGCTGTACTATCACAGAAGCTTCAAGAGTCGCAGGATACCAAGGCAATTCGGCTAGGGTAAGTGCGAGCAAAATGCTACGAAAACCCGAAGTGCAAACGTATATGGCTCAAGAGGTACAACGTGCATTCGGGCTTTCTTCGGCTCGCGCTGGAGTAAAGCTACTTGCCCTTTCTCAGGGTGCCAAGAGTGAATACGTCCAGCTCGAAGCTTCCAACTCCATACTAGATCGAGCAGGATTCAAGGCACCTGAGAAACACCAACACCTTGTTGCTGGCGATTTCCAGATCAACATCGACCTGACATAGTACCGATGTATCTCTGAAAATCACAGGGCAAGTGCTTTACGTTACCATACGGGGTTTAAAAACTGGGCGATGCGACTGCGAGGTCCTCCTCCCCACGCAATATAACTCTTCAAGGTTCGTTGTTCTTATGCTATAGATTATTGTGAACTACTGGGTTCGAATATGGAAGCTGGGCAATATGGATTTGCTGGAAGAAGCAAACGTGGAAGCCGAGAATGAAATGGAGCTTCTGAAAAAAATTTGGATTAAGAAAGGTTCAGCAAGGGCAACCTATGAAATTAGGGATAAGGATTATAAAGCTCCTGAATATACAACAGTCCTTGGAGAAAAAATGGAAGTGAGAAAATAATATGAGAAAAGTACCTGTAGCAGACACGCCTGAGGGACATAACAATTCAAGGAGGAACTATGAAGAGTCAAGAAAGATCAGAAAAAAAAGCTGGCAAGAGCAGCAAGTCTTTGAGTCCATCACAAATAATGATGAACCGGAACAAGATCAAAGCGAAGCAGATGGTGGCGAATGAAGAGAAAGCTAGGAATGAAAGGCAGAAAAAAGCAATCGAGCAATACAAAGAAATAAAAATCCAAAAAGGGCATAGCGAAGAAGAAGCCGAAAGGATGGCGAAAGACCAAATACTAAACCAATGGGAAGTTTAAGCGATGACTCATTTGGAAGAAAAGTTTAAGAAGCAACTTCAAGAAGCTAAGAAAGAAACAGAAGCTTTAAAGAAAGAGATAGATTTACTCAGGGATCACGCCCAAATAGATAAATTAGAATCAGACAAAGCTTATTCTACTAATACAACATTACTTCAAAGCATTAAGAATCTGCAGGATATTGAAAAGGAACATAAGAAGTATGTTGGAGATTTATTAAAAGAATTAGATTCTAAAGATGAAAAGATTCAAGCCCTCCTAAGTAACCATCCACGTAAGTTAAGAAAGCTAGGAATCTTTTGAACATCTTTACCAAGTACTCCATAGATGAAATAAAGCTATTGAGAACAGTAGTAAAGAATGTACATATGAAACATTATCCTAAGGACAAGAAAACAGATAAGGAGGCAGATAGGATACTAGAAACAATTACTCCTCAAACATTGGAGGAGTTACATAAACTAGCAGTTGATTATGGGATCACTAACTTATAAGCCCGATGGAGAAATCCTAAAAAAATTTTTAAAAGATCATAGTTTCTTTAGAGGACTGAGAGGTCCAGTAGGAAGTGGTAAGTCGGTAGCGTGTTGCATAGAAATTATAAGACGAGCTTTAATTCAAAAGCCAGCCCTTGATGATAAACGTAAATCAAGATGGGCAGTTATTCGTAATACCAATCCTCAATTAAAAACAACAACAATTAAAACTTGGCTAGACTGGTTTCCTGAAGAGGAGTGGGGAACTTTTACTTGGTCTGTACCTTATACTCATAAAATTGTAAAAGGCGATTTAGAACTCGAGGTTCTTTTTCTAGCCCTTGATAGACCTGAAGATGTAAAAAAATTACTCTCTCTCGAACTGACAGGGGTATGGATTAATGAAGCACGAGAAATTCCTAAATCAATTATCGATGCGTGTTCAATGCGGGTAGG